AACCCCTGCATATCAGCCCCACCCGCAGGATTCCCCGCAGGGTCGAGGGTTTGAGGCGCGGGACCGGGAGACGGCCCATTCATACCTGTCGGAGAACCACCCATCGGGGAGGAACCTTTCTGCTGCAATTGAAGGAGTTGCTGCTTCTGCTGTTCCTCGATTTTCGCCATGATCTCTTTGAGTCCGTTTTCATCGGGGATGATGTCGTCAACCGGAATATCGAGTCCTTGCAGCGCCACCTTGAGCAATTTTGCTCTGCCGGGTATACCCATGATTTGCGAGTCTATCGGGTTGTTGGTAGCGGCAAGGATCTCGTTCGTGCGAACGGTCTTCTGTTCCTTCGCCATGAACCCTGCGGAACCCCTTGCCACGACTTTCGCATCTCCCTTGATGCTTTCGTCGGCGTCGTAGAGCATGTTGAAGTCATAGGTCCGAGAGACACAGCCGGAGAAGACGCGATCAATGTGGGCGATTGCTTCCTTGATGTTTCGGGAAGCGGAAGTCATGAGCATGGACAGGCCGGAAGACGTAGACCCTGCACCGCCAATGCTGGTATTGCCGTAGGCCCACCGGGGAATGCCGGTCTGATCTTCTGCGATGGTTGACCAGACTTCCAAAACGGCCTGAAGCTGTTGCACGACGATAGGAATGTTGTAGACTCTGACGGCGGGGGCTTCCAACATTTGAGCGTTGGTTGACTGAAAGATTTTCCAGGGGTGTAACTTCTCGTTCTCACCACACCTATCGGTATTGACTTCGATGATCGGTCCTGAAGCAAGCATTGCATTGTTGGCAATCGCCCTACCCGCGACATTCGCCTGATGCTGCGCGTCTGCCATCAACTCAGGAACGCCCTTGCCCCAAAAGGAACCGGGAACGCGGTGATAGGAGTCTACTGAATACGGTTTCCTGCCTAATTTGTCAGGGTTGAGAATTGCCCTGATGACGTAAGACCCAACCATGATGGCATTGATTTCGTACTCTTCTTCAGGGTCAAGGTCTTTCATGCCCCAATCAAGAAGCATCGAGCCGGGAACCGATCCCCAAAACTCCAGACCGTCCATCTTGTCCGACTTGTAAAGGGAATCGGTGGAACCAAAATCGAACATGGCTCGTTGAGAGTCGATTGAAAGCTGTTCTCTCTTTCCTCCAACGCCGTACTCACGAATGACGGTCCTGATGTTCTCTTCCGAGTAGCCAGGGACGCCGATCATCTCCCACAGACCTTTGCGAGTCAGGGGGATTCTCTCGATCAAATAACCGTCGTCGGGATTTCTCGAATCAGGAGCAGGGTAGAGGTCAAACGGGGAGACTCGTTCGTAAGTAGGGCGCAAACTTGCTTCTGCGCTTATTGACCAATCCGCACCGTTACGCACCCATTCAGGTTTTTTGGTGTAGCGTATTACCGGACCCTTGATGATGCCGGCCTTGAGTCTTACGAAGTCCGAGACAAAGGCCCACTGTGCATCATGAAAGCCCCCTTCGGTCATCTGGTCGTCTATCTTCTGCGACATTCTCGCGCAACGTCGGACGGCTTCTTCCTGCACTTCCCTCAGAGCCTTGTCGCGTTTCGTGGTTGCGTATTCCCTGATCTCGTCCTTGATGTCGGAGAGGTTGAACATCTCCCCAGCCTGCATGATTTGAGCTAAGACTTCCTGATAAACCATCTCAGTCTCGTTCATGATTTCGGCTTCGAGGTCAGGAGAGAGTTGCGCTAACGGAGTCGGTTGAATCGTCCACGGCTTGTCGTCTATCGGTCGGAGGATGTCGTTGATCCACGTTTCCGCCGCTCTACAGAGTTTCGCGGTCAAAAGGACGTAGACTTCAGACCCGCCCATTTCCCTGATTGCCGCCAGAACATCAGCTTCGTAGATGCCGTTATCCATTCGAAGATTTCTAAGCATCTGCTGTTCAATCGGCTGCTTCGCCATTTTCGCAGCGTCCCAACATTTGGCGATGTATCCAGAAAGGGGAGAGATGATAGGGTTGTCTTGCGGGGCAGGGGTCTTGGAGGCTTGTTCGGCAAAGACGGCGCTTGGAGGTCTGATTTTATGAAATCCGATGCTTGATACGCCGTCGATTGCTTGTGCCATGTTGTTACTCCAAAAAAGAAAGGGCCGGATAGCGTCAAGTTCCCTTGATTACCATCCGGCCCTCTCGTTCAATCATCCTCCACCATCGAGGAGGCGACTTTAAGATTCCGAAAATTATTTGTCGGGGGTTCTTTCTACCCCCAAAGTCACCGGTTTCCTATGCCTTTCGGTCACAGGCTCAACCCCGAAGGGTCACGCGGCTCGTCAGTGCTGCCGCTATGGGGCGCCCAACCGGAACCCTCGCACATAAAGGGCTTGCGCCCTCACCTTATAGTCTTGGAAACCGATACCTTCGCATCCTGAATACCTCCTTGTGACACGTTGACAAGAATCATAATCTCGCCTGTATGCGTCACAGGCATCTCACCTTCTCTTTTCAAGTCCTTTAGCAAATTAATTAACCACAAGGGCTTGTTCATGAAAATTACCAAAACACACAAAGAAGACATTTGTCAAGTTTTATTTCGACTTGCAGCAACAAGCTCTTCTATCAGCCGTGCGTGTCCTTTGCCGTTATCATACTGGACACGCGCCATAGACCCAGACATGCCCTTGAGGTTGTCAATGGCTTTAGCCGCTCTTTCTAGGAGGTCGGATTCTTCCCCAAACTGACATTTAAAGGGGTCGTTATCTTTGCCGCAAAATTCGCATTTCCAATTCATGTCCGCCTCCGATGGAATAGTTGTTATGACCACTTTCCCATTATCATTTCTGTGAGTTCGAGCCGCTGCCCTTTCAGCCGCACCTTGTCAGGACGGAGATGCACCAACTCACCACGATACTTCACGGTAATATTGGTTTCGGTCAAACGCTCAATCTTCCCCTCTCGCGACGAAAATTGGATTCTGCTTTTCCCGCGACGAGTGCAGTGTACCCAAGTGACCCGATCTCCCACCTTCATAATTAACTACCCCCTCAGCTTATCTATCTCTGCCCACAATTTTGCATTCTCATTCAAAATGCTTTGCCGGTTAGCTCTGATCGTCTGGATTAGCGCCTCTTGCGCTTTTACCTTCTTCTGTAAAGCGTCAATCGCTCCTTGCTGTGGATAAAGCCAATATAGAATTGCACGTAAGACTCTTTTAAAACCTTCTTTAGTCATTTGATGTCCTCGATGAATCCCTTGAGTGATGCCGTAGTCAAGCCCCCCCTTCCCCCCAAGCATAGAAGTGCTTAGAAAGTAGGTTCGGCAACTACGGCATCAACGAGAACCGCGCATTGTGTCCTGCGAAGTTATCCTCTCGCTTATCCGCTCACAGACCCGTTGGTACGGCACCGATACTTTGGTGGCCTTGACGCCCTCTGTGATTCGTCTAGGTCGGTGCTAGCCAATCCCCGCTTATTCACCGTCGCACCATAACCCCCACTGATACGGCATACAGTAAGGATAAGGAAACCCCCTTGGGGAGACTTTTACAATCGACCAAGAAAGTAAGTAACGCCCAAGGGGGTTAAACGGCAAATGCCGGTGCAGCTATTTAGTTTTAGGTTGTTACTCACTTACTCTTGGTCTGCCGATTAAATACCCCCAAAGATTATTCGTTGTCAACTTTTATTTTCATTCCTGATGCTGTCGAGGATTTGTCTGTCGATGTCATTCGCAATTTGCTGTGCTGCTTGCCCATAGTAGGAGTCCAGCATTGATTGAGCGTAGTTATTCGGCTTGTGTATACTCTTATACTTCCAATCATACGGTATATTCGGCTTCACACTAACCTTAACCTCATCCCCAATCTCAATCGTGATCTTATCCGCCTCTGCTACGTCAATCCCCTCCATACGCATCATCACAGACAACGCAGAGAGTAATTCCTTACCTGACTCGATCTGCATCTTCTGGAAGGTTTCGAAAGAGATGGTGATGGAGGTCGGTTTCGGGGGAGGTCTGTCAAAGTTCGGCGGTGAATACTGGTTCATGTAGGCTTCATATTGCTTGCGTGTAGCTTCAGCAAGCGCCTGTTGCTTCGCATGCTCTGTTGCAGTAATCATATAATCTTCCGGCTTCGCGCCAATGCCAAGTATTTTATCGCGCATTGAGTGCCATGGTCCTAGAGGCGAATCATTCTGTTCATCATGCGCTTGTTTCAATGTCTTCCTGCCATCACGGTTGTCGTAGGTCATTCAAACCTCGCTTTCTTGTGAACCATCTTCGTATAAGCGCCGAGTTCGCGTTCACTGACCTCGACTACAATCCTTCGCAACGGGACAGGTTGGCCTATCGGTACTTCCGGCAAGTCTTCGTGACGCAGGATCATCACGTGGTCAAAGAAACCTCTGTCGTCATTCCATATATCAGAGACAGGCATGATCCTCAATATCTCTGCTCCATGAGGCAACGGCATTCCTTCTTTCGCAAGGTCTGAGGCGCTGATGTAGACGCGACAGATGCAGCGTTCGTGTGTTTTTGAGTCAGTCATGGCAAACGTTCCTCCTGTGCATCGTCAAAATACGAATCATCAAAAGCTGTCTTGAAAACTGTTGGGGAAAGTGGCGCGGCAAATATCTCATAGAAAGATTCTTTTGCAACTTTGTTCGCTTCTTTGAAAGGATCATCAGTCATACCGTCTCCCCCGTAAGTCTCGCATAGACTATCGCTGCGGTTATATCTTCGTCGGTTGCGCCAATCTGTCGTAATGCGGCACGTTGCCAGTCGCCTGACCAGGTAGGGATGTCGCCAACCTTTACCATCACGTCTTCTTCTACCTCGGTCACAAAATACCTCGCATGACCAAACCTATTAGAGTTTTGAGGAATCACGTACACTACTCCTTTGAACTCAAGCACCGGCTCTATCTTCGGATGCCATTTCAAGGGATTGCGCGTCAAAACGGCAAATCCCATTCTGGCTTGACCCGCACCACGTTTCCACTGAAGTCGATGTCGATTCTTAGCCCGTCATGATGCTCTAAGTCCACCCCATGCAACCTCATCTGCATCTTCAGCGTCGTGATTAACGCTTCCGGTGTCTCGCAGGGGAGTTTCATGAAGTCGTGGAGCGGGATGTGCAGCGTGTTTTGAGACGTGGGCCATTTGCGTTTAAGTTCTTCTTTTGTCATCGGCTTGACTGTTTGGTATCCATAGATGTTCATTGCAACGCAGCCCACTGGTCATTTCTGAGAATGGCGCATACTTGAGACTCAGACAGTCCGTATTGTGCTCCAATCACCTTTGATTTTACAGAGCGCCCTATCCTGCGTATCTCTCGAACTTCATCCAACGTCAATTTAGCGCGACCTCCGCGACCTTTCACAACCATATCCCTCATGTTATCGGTATGAGTGCCAAGGAAAAGATGGTCTGGTTTCACACAGCCGGGATTGTCGCACTTGTGCAGTACGTGTAAGCCTTCCGGTACTGGCCCAAAAGTAATTTCCCAAGACACTCTATGAGCTTTTAGATTTTTGCCTTCAATCCCAAAAATGCCATAACGATCTTTATATCCAGTCCATTCCCAACACGTATCGGTTTTATTGACTTTGCTCCAAAACCTTACTTCTAGTGGCACTTTGGGATGATGGCTATGGATATACCTCATAGGCTCTCCCTTAACCTGCCCATTTCTGGCCCGGCTACAGTCGTTTTCATACCGCAGCCGCAATGACAATAACCATAAGGGATGTCAGACATTAGCCGCGCTCCCTTTTCTCGAAATAGAGATCCAGGGCGCGTCTGATAATTTCTGACATGGTTTGTCCGGTAGATGCTTTTTCTTGTTTTAGCTTGTCGGTGTAGTTCTTTGGCAGGCTAATTGTTTGGTTCATGCGCTTGCTCCTTTGTGGGCAGATGTAATTCACAAGCGCACTATACGTAACGACTAATCAAAAGTCAAGCTAATTTCATACACCCCCCCACCCCCCCCTATTACCACCTGAACTTCTACCTTCTTTAATATGAGATGGTTTCGGACGTTGAGGGATTGGGACCTTTAGGCGTAAATACTTGCCAATGGCTATGGAAATAACTCTATCATCGTGCCAACCTTGTTCAGCTTCTTCTTTCGATCCACACTTTTTGAAGCCAAGCATTTCGCTGAATGTTTCGGCGCAATTTATGCCGTGAGTCCCTTCGATACACTCAAGTTTGAGAGTGTCAAGGATCTCGGTTCTTGTCTTGGAACTCGTTACCCATCCCCACCGTTTACGTGGTTTGCCTGGCGGTTCAGGGACCATCTCCATGTGGATTCTAGGGTATCCGGAGTCAACTATTTCGGTGACAGTCGTAAGGCCATGGTTGTTGCGCTCAGGGGCTAAATACGCCACGTTATATCTTCTACCAAGAGACACCAGTATTTGACCATATATCTTGGGAGGCCATTTGCCATGGAGATGGGCCACTTGTTCGCCTGTCCGGTGGTCTATAACATCAGCCGAATCGAAATCTCCGCTTTCAAGACCTTCGGCCACGTCAGCACTGATGATATACGATGCTCCGACTTTAGGTTCTTGCCACACACGGAGTTCTCCGTCTTCTTTTGCGTACCATACGCCCGTTGACGGCATACACGAATAACGTACTTTGGGCGGTTTTGCTGCATCTCTAAAAGCCGCAATCTTTTTGTTGTCAAAAACTGGAACTCCAGTTGAAAGAAACGCCTCTTCTGGTGTAGAAGGGTGCATTTCGTTAAATTTCTCAATAATGCCATCGGCATCATTATCAATCGTGTATCTGCGCCAATACATCTGTTCGTCATCTAAATTGAACTGAGTTTTTATTTCGATCTCTTCTTCTGTTAAAACAAAATCAGAAGGTACAAGCATCCTATTGAGTTCAAAAATAAACCAGGGAAAGAAGACTGCCGTGTAGTTATTTGACTTATTGGCAGATTCGTTGATTTCCTCTTCGACCATTGGTTCACCGTTATCGTCCAGCCTTTTCACAAAATACCTAAAGCGGCACCCCCAAAATCTTCGGTATACTTCCCCCCCAACGCCGTCTGCTGTGCCTTCAATCACTACTTCTGTACCTGGTTCGGGAGGTACGCATGGCAGTACAGCCTTAATCAGACCTTCTGCATTTTCGCGGGGCAGTTTAAAGGCATCAGATATATGCAGTCGATGCACTGCTTGCCCTGAACCAACATCATCTTTACCGCCAGTCGCAACACGAAAAGCAGAATCAAGGCCCGTTCCTTGTGCGTTGTTGAACTCTAAAAGACGGGCATTGTTGGCGAGGACATCTGGCCTTTCTTTTGCCGGGATATTGTTGTGGAAGCGTTTGACCATCTTGAAAATGAACTCACTCGCAGCAGGTTCGTGTGTAATTTGCATGCAATATGTGCTTGGATTGCTCGTAACATGCTGGTAATTTTTCCCAGAAAAAAGCGTTGTTATGCCCTGCCGCCTGCCTTTCAAAATAACCACTCTGACCAAACGGCCTTTGGCTATGATTTTTCTTTCAATCTTTTCATAAAGTCGTTGTGGACCGTTAAGTATGAAACGCTCAAAGCCGCCTCCCTCCCTTGGCTGCACCTTGAGCTTCGTCCTGGCGTATTCCTCAAAATCCACGGACATCTTCAAGTCAGCGATCAACTCCGCTATCTGATCGGCACTGAGGTCTTCGAATTGTTGAAGGGCGTTAGTCATGTTACAACCTGAAAAGATTTATGATATTCATGATACCAAACACCACGTTGATAATTATATTGAATACGCCAAATCCAACTATAAAATCAGTTGGTTCTCTTCTTATTAAAACAACTTGCAACACAATCAAACCTGCTTGCAACAATATCAAACCGACTAGAAAGATATAATTCATTCTCCAGCCCCCTGTTGTTTCATCTCAAGCATCTTCTGAAGATCCGCCAACATGCTCGGATTCGCCTTGACCTCTGCGATAAGCTGGACTTTCTGCTCGTACTTGAACTCTTCGATGACAACCTTCTTCTCCGGCATCGCCTGTTGCGCCTCCGCAGCAAACTTTGCCGCGTCCATTCTCGCTCGATGGTCGGGATACATCTTGATGACTTCCTTCGTCACCAGTTTGCCGTCTTCAATCGTCGTTTCCCGCCCTCTGAACGCCTGTTCAGCATTCATCGCGTCGGCTACAACCGTAGCAATCTTCTCGACCCCCGCGTTTTTAAGAGCAAGGAGTTCCTGTAGACGGAGGTTGTTGCTAGTCTTTTCCTTTACCTTTTCAAGAGTCGTTGTCACCTTATTCGCTATCGTCGCATCTTTGCCTATAAGACCCGCTGCTTTGGCTTTTTCCAGCCGTGTCGCGTCAGGATTGAAGAGATGCGCTTTCACAATGTTGATCTCTTGCCCCGTAAAGCCCTGTTCTTCCTTCTGCTTCTGACGCTTGGCAAGGGATTTCTTGCTGAGCTTCTTACGCTTGATGGTCGGAGTCTCGATGGTCGATGGAAAAATCTCGATGATTTCGTCAGACATTGTTCCACTCCAAGATAGCTTCTTCAGGATTGTCAAAGACCTCGTTAAGTTCAGGATTTACCGCGCAGAAATCGTTTTCGCAACCGACCCCATAGACTAGCTGCTCGTCACTCGGATGCACCCTCAGAGCCGGTAATCCTTTGCACCAGGGGCATTCCTTGATCGTTTTCTGCAACTCTCCTAAAGACGCCATCCACTGTTTGAACTCGTTGACCGTGCCATCGGGTTTGTGAAGTTTGTAGAGACGGTAGAAATTCACCCATGAAGAATCGTGCTCGATCTCGCCGGCTTGAGTTGCCACTGTTACCTCCCAGTTACTCTATGTAATTGCATTGCAAGAAGTCCCGCGTGTTCCATCGTCGTCACGTTCGCGGCGTAGAAGTTGTAATCAACAGAGGTTTCGTCTACACGGACGGTATAACTTATCACCAGCCGTTCAGGGTTAATCTCGCCGTTTTCCAAGTCTCTGAGACAGGCGAGTAGCGCGTCTCTTGGGGTCCATTTGCGGCAATCATCTGATTCATTAGCGCGTTTTTCAGCAAGTTCATTCGGTCGGAAAGTCAATGCAGTTCCTCCTTCGGTATCAACAGCGCCCTCAGTTCTTCCCCGAACAGCCCGGTGACGAATTTCGACGTGTCCTGATACGCTTTCGCCGCCCCATGTCTCTCGTGATTCTCGTCCATCTGGCTTCTCGTCAGCGCCGGATGCTTCTGCTTCGAGAGATTCGACTTCATCAGTCTGTCCAAGGTCTGAAGGAGGAAGACGAGTCGCTGTTCCATCGGTAGGGCTTTTAGTGCTTCAAAGCCGGATAGGGTTTCGACTTCTTCTGCCGGGATGTCAAACTTTTTCGGTTTACAATCGCCGCAGTTACCGCAGACAGTGTTAGTTTGCTTGGTACAGTTGTGTGTGCTCATTCGTCCTCCCCGAATGCAGCGATACGTTCGACAAGAATGTTCGAGTACAGCGTCATTGCTTCCAACTGCCGGTTTAGCCGCGACTGCTCCATGTTGTCAAGTTTCCGGTACAGTTCGCCACCAATAAACGCGGTCAACTTCTGTCGCTTCTCGTCAAGTTCTTGGCGTTCTTCAATGACTCTAAGTTGATGTGGTAACTTTGCCATAACGATACTCTCCCCCTCATTTTTTGGAATTGTCAAGAATTTTTCTGCCAGTTTGCGTTTCGTACTGTATTTTGTTTCGGGCAATAATTGCTTCAAAGTCAATGTTCCATAAATTGTAGATATTTTTCCCGACCCGATGCCTTTCCATATGGCAGCGGTGGCACATTGGCAACGTGCTGTAGTCGCTGGCTTTAATACCCATGCCTCTATCCCCTTCATGGTGAGGTATTGAAGGTGCTTGATGTCCTCTGATACATGGTTGTTTTCGTATCCATGAAAGATACTTCTTGTCCCGAGGTGTGTGGGGTTTTCGGAGGTCAGCTAAATATTTCGGTTGGCTCATTATCTCACCTTTTTGCATAAGATTTTTTCTGGAGTTAAGCCAACTCTCCACCTGTTTCTTATGGTGGAATAATTAATGCCAAGGTGCCGTGACCATTGGGCCATAGTCTTGGACACACCGTCCATCACAATAACGGCATTATTTCTGCGATTGTTCGCTTGAGTTTCGAGTGTTGCCCACTGGCAGTTTTCTGGAGAATAATCCTTGTCATTGTTTATTCTATCTAGTGATAACCCCTTACTGTAGCCTGGAGCCATATCCTCGAAGAAATTTTCAAACGACTTACTCCACCTATCACAAACCGTAATTCCTCTGCCACCGTAAAGAAAATAATCAGTATTATTGACATTATTGCATCGTTGTTTCATCTGAAACCACACATGGTAAATTGGAGAATTGCTCATTCCATGCGTCTGGTTTGCTGTGGCGTCGTACTTTAAACATCCACATGACTTGACCTCACCGTTTAACAAGTACTTACTTTTAACTATATGGTCTTTCCCGCAATCACAAACGCAATTCCATCTTGTTCTCTGCTTTTCTGGTTCAGCTTTAGACACCACTACAAGACGATGGAATCTCCGCCCGATCATGCTTTGCTCCGTTCGTGAAAATAGTTGTCGAGCGCCCGACGGATAATTTCGGAAATCGTAAGGCCAGTTTCTTTTTTCTCTTTCACCAATTTATCATCACACTGCTTTGGGATGCTGATTGTTCTGTTCAAGAGATTCTCCTATATAGCAAAATGCAATCTGTGCGCAGAATATACTGTGACAGTATTACAAATCAAGTAAAAAATCATACAGTCAACGACGTGCCACCTGTCGAGGTATGATGATAAATCTTCTGCCCCATGCACGGCCCACGGCCTCGCAACTCGCATTCCTGAGTTAAGAGCCACAGGAGAAAGTTCTTGTCACGATCTGTTTTTACTTTCCAGTTCGCCGCCGTCATCAGTACGAACGCGAGTAGACAATGTCGCTCACTTAACGACCTCCCGCGCTCTTGTGCAGGCGGGGCAGTCGCAGCACGTTGGCCGTTTTCGAAGCTCGTTGCAGTTGGCTTCATTATCGGTTGCCAGTGAGCAGTGCTTACAATCTTTCGAGTGATCCTCAAGCACCGCCTCCCCCAACTTCCTCGCCCTCTCCGTCATCTCGGCAAGGGCGGCGCGAAGGGATTCAATATTCGCAGCAATAACCTCTGAGTAGTCAACGCCTTTGAAAAGTTCCTGTTTGCAACGGATGCAGTAGCTATGTCCCTTTTCCGTCCTTTGTGCGAAGTGCAGTTCTACAATGTCAGAGCAGCCGCACTCGGGGCAGAAAGTAATAGGTTTATCCAATCTGGCGCGGAGGGTGGCGAGTTCGTGCATCAGTAAATCAATCCTCAATTGCGTGTGATCCATTTTTAAGCTGGTACTCATCACTTCCCCCCTTCGCGCCGGATGGCGGCAGCAATCTTATCCCCGCAGTCAAAGGTCCAACATCCATGCTTCTCAGATAGATACGCGCACCGCTCCCTTTCCTCCCGCTCGGTGGCGTCAAGGGCTTTTAGAAGATTTTGAATTATATCTTCAGCGTCGTATACTACTTGAGTGGCTACGTTTATACCGTCAACGTAGGACCAAGTATCGAGCCGGGTTAGTACCTCCCTCGCCCTCTCCCGCAGGTCGCTATTTTCGCTCATGGGGCCTCCTATTTAATGTCGTGTTTTTTCTTGGCTTTTTTCAGGCATAGGTTCAACTGTTGTTCTAGCCAATCATTGGCCCCGGAGATTTGCCCCTTATCCACCAATTCTTTGTACTTGTTCGTGGCCTTGACGGCACAAAGCGCCCCGTTATAGAAACCCAGCTCAAAGAATGAAGTCCGTGTAAGCTCAAATGTTTTATTCATCTCTTTTGGCAGGTCGTACCCCCACGCCACCCCCGACCATAGCATCATTACCGCTACCAGTAGCTTTTTCATGGTGTCTCCTTTAGCATTAGTATCAGCACGAAAAAGTTTATGAAGTAAGCTGTTATAAGCGCCACTCTAAACCACACATCGCGCCACTTTGGGTCTATTGTCCTCTGCCATTTAAGATAAGCTAGCCCGGTGATACAAGACAGCATCCCCAGGATTGGTATCGTTATAGTCATCATTCCTCCTCGCCAATCATCCTCGTTATGGCCGCGCAGATGGCGGCGGAACTCCCGCTGCACCGGACGAGCCGGTGAGCTTGTTGGTTATGGTGCTTCTTCGTCGCCAAGAAAGATGCCTCCCTCTTCGGGATAGTCTGTAAAGCTGGCATACAGGCCAGGTCCACTATGCCCATTTGTTACGAGAGTTACAGTTATCACCGTTTCTTCATCCCCGCCGAATGCTTCAAATAAATCTCTTGCTTGGTCATAAGTAAAATCCATTTTAGTCTCCGATCACCGCGCGCCATAACCAGACATCGAACCCGACAGGCGGGTTAATTCAAACCGTTAGACTCCTCCCCCGCAGCGCGGGTGTTATCTAAAACGGTGGGTCGTCATAGCCATCCACACGTGTTGACTCCAAAAGCCTCTGCTTCACCGCCTCTGCCGTCACTGCTCCTAAATCGTAGACAGTCACCGGCACCCGACCCAACTTTTCAGCAGCAGCCAAACAAACATCCCGATCCACAAACGTGCCGTAAATCGCTTGCGCCCCGAATAGTTTGGTAAATCCGACATTGCCACCAACAGCAGGCACGTCAACGCGCACAAATGTCCCACCAAGGCTGTACTCGCTCACCTTCCCGGCTATTGTCTGCCGGCCCATCAGTTCGATAATCGCGTAGAGGTCGGGAGAGTCGGTCACTTTGTCGTCTCCTTCGCAATCTCCACAGCCCTCGCCTCATCGCACTTCTCACCTTCCATGATGATAGCAACGCGCTCTAGGAACTCGCTGTTCTCGTCGGTGATAGGAACGTCAAAAACACTCACAGTGACCTCCTTTTATAATCAGGCATGATAACCCCGCGCCGTCCATTGAAACGTGGCTGGCAAATCTTCTTGAGACACGCAGGGCAATAGACACCCTTCTTGCTCTTGACCTCGCCGCCGCATTTGATGCAGAGTTTCATATCTCCCTCATATACATCGATTTCATATCTTCCACCTGAAGGCCGAGATAAACCCGCGTCACCTTCTCCGACACATGACCCAACGCATCAGAAATCATCGTCAATGATTCACCAGCCTCGTACTGGTATCTTGCCCAGGTCTTTCTCAACGAATGAGCCGAATACCCTCCCCTAAGACCAGCCCTGAAACACCACGTCTTCACCATCTGAGAAAACGCAGGCACAGTCAGAGGCCCACCACCGCGCTCAGAGACGAACAACCAGTCATCGTCATCCCTCCCTGCGATCAAAGGCGCGACCGCTTTCTTGATCGTGTTGTTGAGATAAAACTTCCTGACCTTTGAAGTCTTCTTCTCGCGCTTCTCGATAACGTCACCCCTCACATCGCCAACCTTGAGGCTCAAAAGGTCCGAGGCACGAAACGCAGTGTTGACCCCCACGGTGAACAGAGCAAAGTCACGCGGCCTAGAAGACAAGTCAGCTTTGATCTTCGCTATCCTCGCCATATCCGTAATCGGCTTCGATGCTATGATGCTGTCCTTTTTCGGATGATTCTGCGCTTGAGCCATTTGACGTGTCATTTCTTCACCTTCGACATAATCGCTTCCTGCTCCTTAATCGGCCTACCACAACACTGAGTCCGTTCACCATCGTAATACCCAATCCCATTGCTCTTGGAACACGCAAGAAGATGATAATATTCCTTCCCGAACTCAGACCAAATCTCCTTGCCACATTCAGCACAACGCTGCCAATTCTCGCGCACCGTCTTAGCCGCAGACTTTATAGAAGGCGCGGCCCCCTCTATCGGCTCAACAGTCACTTCGACCCCAGGCTTGTACGCCACTTCGTTCCAAACTCGCCTAGACCGACTCATTTGCTACCTCCTTTTCCCACAGGTAACTTTTGCATCGGGGGCAACACTTAGGCTTTTTAATTCTGCTCACCCAATCATACCCGCACCGCTTACAAACATACTCACTCATAGCCACCTCCAATCCAATGATTACCACTATTATCATAATTGGATTGAGCAAGTCAATAGAATAAAAAACGGGGAGAAAAATTTTTTAGGGGGGGGGAGTCGTTTTAAACTCCAAAAATGGGGCAAGCTTGAGAGAGGGGGTGACATATTAAATGATGTGTCGGGACAACTAGGGGGGTGGGGGTGGGGCCGGCAGGGGCAGAGAGCAGGCCAGCAGGAGCCGCCAGGACGGGGGAGATCGGGCCACATTGAGCAACTAATGGAAGTAGTTAATGGAGTAACCACGCGATAATTAAGCACTTGGCACATCTGTCGATGGTCCATGCTACCTTGCCACACGCTTCCCCCCTCCTGATGTACCTCATTTGCACCTCTGGAATATAGCTAGATCGGCCACCATAGCGGACGCGCGCGCATGAACTTGACATAATACCCCGCGACGATGAGCCGCCCCTTTCTTCATTCTCGTTTCTAGCGCCTTTTGTATGCAGCCGACTTCCCACTTGTTTTCCCGTTTGTATTCTGTTATTCCCATAAAAAGGCTGTTTTTGGCTCTTTTGGCTGTTTTCGGGATGTGTCTGAACTCCAAATTTGCCCTGAGAAGGCTTTTAAGTAGGTAGGACAGGGGATAGTATGCCTTGATTTAGGCTTTTATGGCACAGCCCCCAAGGGGAACGGCAGAGGCTAAAGTTCAGGAGTATCTATATTGAGGTATGGGAAAGAGGCAACAGGGGAAACGCGACTTTTGACGACACAGCCCCAAGACGGAGGACCCATGACAAACGAATTCACCCTTGATGAACTTGAAGCAATGGCAGCAGCAGCCGCCGCATGGCTTGAGACTCCGGAAGGCAAAGCAGCCATGCAGGAAGCAGCCACCACAACGGCACAAACGATAAAGGACCTGGAAGCAGCCAGAAGAATGACCTGGATCGACCTGAACACACCTATGGATATTTAATGGAGGAATAAAGCACATGGGGAAACGCGACTCCGCACGACAGATGGAATACACCGTTAGCCTGATCGACCGCGAAACGCAGGAGCCGCAGGAGATACGTTTGTTGGAGTCCACCCTTGGCTTTACCTGGATCGACCAGGACGGGAACGACCTGGAGAACATCGACCCCCAACCCCGCCTTATACTGGCGAGGCGGGAGCTTGAACGGAAGTATCTTTATACACATGAAATATTTTGGCCGCAGATCGCCCCAAGGAAACGCCAGGATAAAGCAGAGGTAATGGTATCAGTAAGGCTCACACCTGGTATCATGTGGGAATTGCGCCTCATTGCTGGATTATTAGGGAAAACGCCAAGCGCCACAATACGCGACATGCTACAAAACTATATCCGCCCTGGAACCCTCCCCCCCCTTGACCAAGCATTTCTTGACAAGATCATAGCCGACTATGCCCGAAAGTGTAAAAAAGACTGACACAATAGCCACTTATCCACAGATTTTCTGTAATATTTCCCGACTTCCTTAAATATCCGCATGTTACGCCAATTTATCTGGGGATAACTCCTTGATAAGTTGTGGAATACTTTCCACTTGTGTTGGATTTCTTTACACTCACATTCACCCCATTTATAACCCATTGATTACACTGCTATATTATCCCTCAATTTGTTGGCACAAGATATGCTTACATTTAAGGTATATACCAACCACGGAGGAACCCCATGAAAAACAGACCTATCCATTACAAACGATTCTACACTGATCAAGAAGCGTACTGCGGCGTTAAACTCGATGACGGCCCTGGATCAATAACAAAGCTAGACAATACTATTTTCCGCAATCAAGCCACCTGCAAGAATTGCCGTCGTAGAATCCAGAAACATCTAAGCACCAACCAGAAAGGACTTTAGACATGATCCGCGTGAAATGGATAACCGGCAAATGGGATTATATCAAACGCTCAGAACTGCCACGCGTAAGGCATCTTATTCTTGAAGTCAGATTTTAGGAGCAACGACCAATGACACAGCCCTTGATTACCACAGTCAAATTAGGTGACGCACTATTGACCGCAACCCAGGACAGCGACCGCTTGACCATCGTCATTTACACAAAGCAGCCTCTAAAGGTTGAAACCGTCATTTTGGAGGATTAACCCACATGGAATGTATCACCATTGGCGGAATTATCGTGCTTTTTTGGGCATTACTACAGATTAAAGGAGGAAATTGACATGAAACACACAAAAGGACCATGGACTATCAAAGCATCGTCATCAGGTAATCACTTCATTTATTCGGATGCGAAATCGTCATCTGTTGCAGGAGTTAATTTTGTATCACGCGACATTGGCGACGAGGAAGCCCTTGCAAATGCGCAGTTGATAGCAGCCGCGCCGGAACTTTTAACGGCATTAGAGAGAGTCGCCGAAGAAATCCGACTTTTTATGGAGCTCCACGAAGACGACGAAGACGCCGCAGCCGCTTACTATATGGCTATTGACGCCATTGTCAAAGCCAAAGGAGGAAACTAAACCATGTCAGAAATCGCATTGAACCCGAAACAGCTTGAGACGCTTCTAGCTACCATGATACCCGCGAGAGAGCCGGTATTGATCCAGGGAGCGCCGGGAGTTGGCAAGAGTGATATCGTCACCCAGGCCGCGAAAGCCGCAGGCGCAGACCTCATTATAACTCATCCCGTAGTATCAGACCCCGTGGATTTTAAGGGGCTGCCTGGAATAGTCAACGACGCCGCCGAGTTTTTACCTTTCGGGGAACTCCGTCAGGCAGTCGAG